TTTGATGGAATTTTCCAATCTGTTCCATCTATTAAAAATTCTCTCTCATCACTTCTCACGAAGCGAATACACACTTTAGTATCCATACGCGCCCCTCATTAATCCCTGTTTACTTTCAACTCTTACTGCTCTTGCAAGTTCGTCTGGTGTTGAAATCTGCTGATTAACATTAATTGTCTGATTGAAGCTTCCTAATCCAGTACTAGTACCATTACCAGATATTCCAGCACTTACCGTTGAAATGCTAGCATTAATGTTCTTTGTAATACCGTCTGTGCTCATAAGATCCTGTATACCATCATCAAAACCAGCAACACACATCTCACCCAGATATTTAAACTTACGCGATGGTGAATGGATTCCAAGGGCATCTTTTGCAGCATTAAACAGATTTGTCGCAAGATTTTTTACATTTCCGGTCAACCAATCCCAGCCCGCTTGTATTCCGCTCCAAATTCCATCAATAATATTCTTACCGATACTTCCCCAATCCATCTCTTTAAAATTGTTTACAAGGCTAGTAAACAATTTCGGTACGGCTGCCAACAATTTTGCTGTGTTTGAAATCATAAATTCTGCCAATTTTACAAGGATATGAACAGCAGCCTTTAATAACTGCGGTGCATTTGAAATTAATGCCGATACCAACCGTGCAATGATAATTGGTGCAGCCTCTAACAATTTTGGAAGTGCATTTAAAATTCCATCCACCAACGAAACCAGCAAATTAATACCAGCCGTGATTATATTTGTCAGTGTACCAGGTTCTGTTATCGCCATTGCTAATGATATCACAGCATCAACCCCAGAAGATAATAAATCAGGCAGTTTTTCTGCTATACCATTCACAAGATTAAGCAATATCTCACTACCACTACTGAATACAGAATCCGCATTATCGGTGATTCCTGATATTAATGTTGTGATTATGTTATAAGCAGCCTCTCCAAGCATTGGAAGCAGTGATAAAATTCCCTCTGAAAGCGTATTAAGAATTTCTGCCCCACCACTCAAAAGTTCCGGTAAATTTTCGTTCAAGCCAGTTACAATAGATGAAATCATGTTTACACCAGACTGTATTAAATCTGGCAGAACATCATTCGCCAATTCTGGGATTCGATCAATAATAATCGGAACTAATTCCTCAACCAGATTTCCGACACCATCCAGAGCGATTTCTACTCGTGGTAATATATTTTCTGCTACAGTTCCAACAGAATTAACAAAATCTTCTACAAGTTGGTCGAAATTCTGATTGTCATCAGCAACACCGATAAGCAAATTCTGCCATGATGCTTTCATGGCTCCGACACTACCTTGAATTGTCGTGCTTGCTTCTTTCGCAGTCGTACCTGTGATACCTAATTCATCCTGAATCACATGGATTGCTGAATATACATCACTCAAGCTGTCCAGATCATACTCAACGCCTGATAAGGCTGTTGCATCTGCAAGAAGTCGTTCCATCTCTGACTTCGTACCACCGTATCCCAGCTTCAAGTTGTCCAGCATCGTGTAATTCTGTTTTGCAAATCCTTGATAAGCATTCTGGATGGATTCCATTGACGTTCCCATCTTATTTGCATTATCTGCCATATCAATAACGGCTTGATCTGCAATTTGAGCCGCTTCTAGTTCACTAGATGTACTCTGTTTTAAAGATGCGGCAAACCCGGAAACTGTTTCCATGTACTCATTAGCAGACAGACCGGCTGTTTTATATGCCTTGGAAGCGTTATCCATGACCTCGTTTTGTGCGATCATAAGTTTTCCATATTCTTCTCGCACTTCATTTACACTTTTTCCAACGCTATCGGCATAATCCCATACGCTCTGGCCGCCAGCTCCAAATAAAGTCTCGACACCGCCTACAAGCTGTTCATAATCTGCATAGGCACTGACCGCTGCCGTTCCGATTGCAGCAATCCCTCCGGCTGCCGCCGTAACTCCGGCAGTTATTCCGGCAGTAATTGTTTTCATGCCATTGACTGTTATGCCCCCCAGTGCACTGACGCCCTTTTTAAATCCATCTGTTAATAATTTTGTATCAAAAACTAAAGATCCATCAGACCTTCACTGGTTCACCTCGCATTCCTAGTTGAAAAGATTGCTGAATTTTTCATCTTCTTCCAACTCAGTTTCTGTTTTCCTATCAATTTCCCATGCTCTACGCATTTCAGAATATATATCTCTATCTTTATCCTGATTCTTCTCATAACAGCGATACCCCATGACTTCACGAAGTCTCGTGCTGTCGTTAAGTCCTCGCATCAAAGCCAAAAACTTATGCCAGTGCAATTCGTCCACTTCAAATAAATCAATGCCGTATTGACCTAAAACTGCACTGTATATGAGATCACTATCAAGTTCATAATCCAATGTGATTACATTTCGATGATAAATATCCCTTGGCAATGGCGTTTCCGGTCTTGAAAAACCAAATAATTCATTCAAATTACAATCCGCCGGCATTTCATTTTTAAATAAATACGAAACATCGATATTTTCTCCACGCCTAAGCTTTGCTACTTCAATTTCGAATCTCATCCAAACACGAAAATCTGTATATATAGAAAAATCACTACCGCCCACTCTGACGGTGTTTGGTAGTGATTTTCTTGTAAGATCAAGCATTGGCTGCACCCGGAAGATTAGCCATTGCTGTTGCGCTGTGTACCAGATTATTAATTTTATCAATCTGCGCCGAATTTAAAGTTGCTCTCATTTTCTCCATCTTATAATCATTTAAAGGCTTATTATAAGCATCATTGATTTTCAGTACCGTGATGGATAAATCCGACAGATCGATTTCATCCAGATTATCCGATTCCAAAATCTCTTTTGCATTCGCCTCACCCAGAATATCTTTTACAAATTCATGCAATTTTTCAAATTTCTGTCTTGCCTTGATGTTAAGATTGTCCACTTTCAAAACTTCATCCAGCTTATTCATAACCGAAACTGTCTTTTTCGGTAAATCATAGCTTCTACTGTTAATAATTACTGTATAATCCATAAATCCTCCTAAGTCGCGCTATCCGCGGTATATGTCGGTACTCCATCGCTAACCGTAACAGTACCTCGATCAATGTGGTTAATTGAAAAACTAAAATAAATCTTCTCTGCAACGGAATCAAAATGATCCAGCGTTAAAGTTGCTTTTGTTTTCCATGCCCTGAATTTAGGTGTTCCTTCTGATCCAATGTTTCCATCAAATACAATAAGCAGATCTTTTTTCACGTCCTCACCAGTCGGCAAGTTGAAAAACATATCATACAGATAATCAAATGCCGCATCTCCCTTGTTTGCCTGTAACTCCTGCGCAAGTGATGGTTTGTAGTATTTAATATCTGTTGTTGGGATTTCATCCTCAATAAAATCGTTATCCTCGGTCTGTGCGTTCAAAACCAAGTCAAATACTGTGGATTTTCCAATTCTCGCCCACGAAGGTGTTAATACCGATGTCTCGGCAGTGTTCAAAAATGGAATAGTTCTATGTTTTTTTAATCTTGTTAATTCTGCCCTTATGATACCTCTCTTTCTCGTAAATAAGTGATGGACAACGCCATCTGATATAATGTATCTTTGTCACTGGCTTCCATCGGATATGGATTTCCAGTAATGGAAAATCTGGTCACTGTTCTATTTTTATCAAGTGCTGGAAATGCATATGTGTAAGAGAAATCATCCGCCCAATATGTTAAATCTTCCAACCATTCATCAGATTCTTTTCTCTCTGACCTGGATCCGGTTGACTGGCGCGCCATAAAATTATAATATTCTGTAATCTCACAGCTACCGTCATTCATTTCCCTTAATTCTCTGGATGGTGATTTAAAAAGACCATACTGATCGGACCCGTCTGATACATGGTTCATATCAATTGATAAACCATCATAATTGCTAAGCAATTTTACAATATAGTGTGCAATAGTCATATCAACCTCCACTTGCAATTTTCTTTGCACCTTCAAGAATTTGATTTTTATATTGCTGCTTCATCCTATCAAACCAATAATTTCCACGCTCTGGTGCTTCGTGGAAATTTGCTGGCATATAATACCATCGTCTGGCGTATGGTGTACGGTACTTGATTTGCCCACTACCGATCGCAGTGTTCAAGTGACCGGATTCAATCAGAATGTTCTCCCTTTTTGGCACTTTGGATTCACACAGTCGAAGGCATTCTGAATCAATAAACTGTTGAACTTTTCCGTTATCTTCAAGTCCTCGCCTTTTTATCGC